TAAATAGCCGGACTTGCACCGGCTGGAATACCTTTGTTAATTTGTATTGCTATTAGCTTGTAATATCCTTTACAGGAAAAGCCGCCGCAGGGCTTCGAACCCACGCAAGCCGAAACAAGGACGCCGGCCACGGCAAAAAGGACAGATAAACCGTCAATAATTTCAACAAAAATGATTTATAGCATTTTGCAACCCTTTTATACTCTTCGCAGATAAAATATCATTAAAATAACAATTATAATGGGAATAATCAATTTGAATTATTGTAAATATGTTTTCATTTTCGCATTTTGTCCATATTCCATTATTCTTTTTGCATTCAAATCCGTTGTAATTCATTAAATCACCTCACAAATTAATAAAAAAATAAAAACAAACCACCATACCCAATTACAAGGCACGACACAAAAAGCCCGAAAGCCTTTAAAAGCTCGATTAAATCTCTCATATTGTGCCCCCCTTAATTCCATGCTGCCTCATTGTAAATATTTTCATATGCCGGGAAATATTCCGGACATAACGCGCAAAAATTTAATTGCATGTTTTTGGCCTCTGTCGCTGTTTTGCCGTTGTGCCACGCTCGCTGGCTATTAGATTAACTCTAATAGTTTTGTCGAATATGTCACGGTCTTTATATACTTCCTTTTTCCATTCGCTTGCGGTATATATAATAAAGTCGCTGTATATATCATCATTCAATTTTATTACTTGCATGTTTTGTACCCCCTAATTTGCTTTTTGCGCGTGCTTGTTTAGTTCTCTGTATAATATCAAGCAAGAAGTGCGCTCCGCCTTGCTATCGTCATATTTCTGCTTTTCTGCCTCTGTCTCATCTAGGATATTTCCTAACCATTCAGTTGCAAAACCTAAAAAAATATCATCAGCAACCGGGAACGCTGTCGGGAGACCTTGCATCCAATCAATAAACAATTCTTGACGGCTCATTTTGCCGGCCTCATATCTCGAATCATTGTCAAGTTTTTCACGCTTGAAAGCTTCTAAAATATCCTTGCAGATGTCGTTATATTCTGTTTTCATCTCTGCGCCGTCATATGTGTAATATTCCTCTGCGCTTTCGTAACTGTCCATAATTTCCTTTTTTAATGCCTCATTAACTTCTTTACAATTTAATTTTCTCATGGTTTACACCTTTTCCCACGTATGTTATAATATACGTGCCTTTCATATTATTTTGTTTGGTGCTCATCGTGTAACTTTGGACGGCTGCGCGATGAGCTTTTTTATTTTGTTCCTTGCCTTTCGACTTGTCATTATAATAACACTGCATTTATGTAATGTCAATACATAAATTAAAAAATATTGCAATAAAATTTAATTACATTAATGTAATAATAAAATCAATAATAAATGAATTAATGCATATAATAAGAAATAACTATTATTATTTATATTATGTAATGGATTATTATTGACATAATAATTTAATTATTATATATTTATGTATAGCAATATTATTTATAGTATTATTGCCAGTGATTATTGATATTATTAATTTATATAATGAGGTGTAAAAAATGGATGAGAAAAAAATAATTGAAAACTATAAAAAGCGTATACAGAAACAGAACGACAGAATAAGAGAGAGTTATGACAGAATAAGCGTTACTTTGCCAAAGGGCACAAAAGACCGAATACAAGCGCAAGGGTTTACAATTAATGGATTTGTAAATCAATTAGTATTGGATAAGTTGGACGAACTGGAAAACAATAACAATGAGTGTCCATTTTAAAATTTAAAGTCGGTTTTCATGGCCGGCTTTTTATTTTTTATATAATATAATTAATATATATATGTGTGTGGTGTGGTATATATTAATCAATACAGTTGTTATTATATGTCCAATAATCAATATATTGACAAAATAAGTATATTTGATTATTATTATTTTAAATTTAATTAATAAGCGAATGCCGGTTAGCTCGTGTCGTTTGGAATTGCTCCAAGCGGTGCGGGCTTTTTTATTTTGGCTTTTGGGGGATGTGCTGTAATGTCAGATCAGATTGAAATATACGAAAACGATTTATTATTTTATCTAAATGAATTTTGCGAAGTAAATAAGATTGAGGATATAAAAAAAGAGTCTCAAAGCGTTTGGAACAGTGCTTTATATTATATCCAAAAAAAGTTATTTGATAGTAATTTTTTTAAGTCTAAAGATAACTATAATACAAATAATAAAGTATTTAAAGAGAGTAATTATAACAGTTATGACTTTGAATTAGTAATGTATGTATTAGATATATATATCTATGATATGTGTATGAAATATGATAAAGAGGTTAGTATATTGGGTTTTAGTTCTTTAACAGGTATTCCTGATAGTACTATTTATGACTGGGGGAAGAATACGCTAAGCTCGACCGCATCGGAAATTTTGGAAAAACTGAGGAAATATCAGGAAGAAAGTCTCTCAAATAAGCTCGTGACCGGAGCAAAGAATCCAGTCGGAGTTATTGCAATACTAAATCGCCGTTATGGCTGGGCTTCACCATATACAAGCGACAGCAGACAGCAAGCGCGAGCGTTAAGCGCTAATGAATTACCACAGTTGGGCGGTGCAAATAGTCAGACTATTAAAGCATTATCGGATAATAACATGGTTGATAATGCCAAGTAATTGTATATACAACAGATACAATTCTAAACCCTTTATTTACAAGGCTTTGCGGACTATTGAATTATTACAACTATGCACAAAACAGTTGTTTAGCGAATTGTATATGCAATAGATACAATTTAAAACGCTTGATGTTTGAGAGCTGAGCAGCGCACGTATTGGGTGCCCTGGGGGTGTATACGAAAAGCGACAAACAGCCCCACTTAGCCCCTCAAATATCCTCAAAAACAAAAAGGCCTTTACCTATACCTCAGCCTCACCAAGCAGTATTTATTATTATAACATAAGTTATATATTAATTAAACAACATACACAATAATAATATATATGCATACAACTATGATTAAATAATAGTTATATATTATATATAACAGTAAAGGAGCTAACAGTGATGAAATTAACAGGATTTGAGTCTAACAAAATTAATTCCGATATGGTAAATCACCCTAGCCACTATAACTTGCCTAATCGTAAAGAATGTATTGATGAAATGATTGACATTTACGGGCTTAAGGATGTGGCTAAATGGTGTGAAATTACTGCATACAAGTATAAATATCGTGCCGGGCATAAAGGTTCTGTGGCTGAGGATATGAGCAAGGCAGAATGGTACATGGATAAAGCTCGCGAACTTAAGTCTAAGCGCAAATGGAAGATTTTCGACAAGATTGTTTATAAATTCATGCCAATGTTTCTTAAGGGCCTGTATACATGGATAATTTTATTTTGTATGTTTTACGGAATACTCTTTGCTGACCGATGCTCAATGGTAGTCTCAATAGTGTTTTTAGTTCTTGCGTGCATAGCTGAGTCGGTATTGAAAGAAAATGAAGATAATTAGATTTTGAGGTGTAAATCATGTTTGTACTAAAAATTGCAACAACAGTATGGCTGGCATTAATCGCTTTTGGAATGGCAAACGCCACATTAAACGAAAAAGCGGCAGTTGGCACAAGATTTCTTGGCATTGTTATAATGTTCGGTCAAATACTCGCCATAGCATTCATGTGGCAGTAAATATAGGGCATTCGCCAAGCGGTAAGGCACAGCACTTTGACTGCTGCATACGTTGGTTCAAATCCAACATGCCCTGCTCGGGGTTTACTTGGTTCCCCGACATTGGACTTAGTAGTTCCTTTCGCCCTCATAGTGGAAAGCTGTTAAGAGCCGCCACAAGGCTCGTGAGGGTTTAATCGTGTATAATCCCACAATGCACGAGCGTGAAAACCAACCTGTCGTAAAGGCATCTGTAATAGGCAGAGTAGACATATATACCCCCTTTAATTAATTGTTAAACTAGGGCAACTCAAATTAGTGAGTCTTAGGTGAGGTGCAATTCCTCACATGTCCTTTGCTGTAGGTTTCCTAGTTCTTTTCCTACAGCACATACAAATTTATATCTCCAGAGGGTGTTGCCACTCCTTAGACTTCACCCTCATTAACGGCATGTAGCTCAGTGGTAGAGCAGTCGGTTATTAACTGATTGGTCGTGGGTTCGATTCCCAACCTTGCCGATTTAGTAGTGTTAGTAGCACTACGTAGCCTTGAAGTACAAAAGGCTATTCGTGGTGACAATCAGTGTTGCCACGGCGCTTGCCGATATGGGATAATGGTATTCCAGTAGCTTGCTAAGCTATCCAGCAGAAATGTTGTGTAGGTTCGATTCCTACTGTCGGCGTTTTGAAAGCACTTCTTAGGTCTGCGTGCGTAATGCTGTTTGCGGGCTTATCCTAGGTTAAGAGGTGTGAGTAAGTTGCTATGTGCTGAAATAGGTAGCCAGTATTGCAGTAGATTTATGAGTTGAAATCTGCAACTTAGATAACTCGTCTTAAGTGTCATGTGGAGGTGCAAATCCTCACCATAGCAAGTTGTCGGGTAGCTCCCGAATAAGCAGGCGTTGCAGTATTCCCTGCTGAAATAATTAAAATGTTTGTGTTGGTTGATTTGCGAACAGGATGGCAGATAGCGTAATGAAGTGCCATAAATACTTTCCAACACAAGAAACTGTACAACGGATAGTAGTTCAGTTGGGAGTAACACTTGATTCATTCAAGTAGTCACAGGTTCAAGTCCTGTCTATCCGATTACAACAAACTAGCTTGACGAAGCGAAAAGCACTTCCGCTGTGCCTGTTTGTTGTTTTTATCAATTAAGCGGAGTATGTATCACAGGCATACATAAATAATATCAAGCGGAGGTATTCGATTATGGCAACAATTAGAGTGCATAAAACAAAAAATTACACAGTTATGAGTAATACTCATTTAAGGGATAAGAATTTAAGTCTGAAAGCAAAAGGATTATTGTCTGTAATGCTTTCATTGCCCGATAATTGGGATTATTCAATAGCTGGGTTAGTTACAATAAGCAAAGAGAATGAAACAGCCGTTAAATCGGCTTTAAATGAGTTAAAGGATAATAATTATGTTGTGGTTACTAAAGAAAATCCAACAAAAAGCAATGGCGGAAGAATAAAGTACACTTACGAGGTTTACGAAGAACCATATAAACAGAAAATAGAAAAACAAGATACAGAAAATCTAGGGGTTGAATGTCAACAGGTAGAAAACCACGGACAATTAAATACTAATGAATTAAGTACTGATGAATTAAATATTAATATACAAAATACTAATGAATTAAATACCAAAAGTAATTCTCTTAACAGAGAACAATGTAATTCTTTTTTACCCAAAGATAAAAAAGCGAAAGAGTTTAAGCCGATAAGCGAATACTCTCAAAGTGATTGGGAAGTTGCCGAGGAAAGAATGATAAGTAGAGCTGGTAAGATAGCTTACGATTGGACTAACGATAAAACGCTCAAAGAAAATACAGAAGCATTCTTTAAATACTTTTTAGATAAACACGGAGAATGTACTGGAGGATATCACTACCCATTAACAGATAAGGTTTTATCAAGAGTAGTAGATAATTTAACAAAAGAAACTGACATAGAGCGTGATGGATATACAGATACCTATTATGCGGCTATAAGTGATATGGACGATAATGCAGACTACAAGATGCTGGTTGATGAATATTTCAACACAAAGTTTTCAGCACAATGTGATTACAGCTTAGTTCACTTTTCTTCTGAAAAGGTTTTGATTAACATTATGAATCACGCTTGTAAGAGCAGTTGGTGCGAAAGTAAAGAATTGTAAGGGGGTATTCATTATGAGTTCATATAAAGATTTACAGATCAAAATTTTTGAAAGAGATAATTATACTTGCAGATATTGCGGAAAGAACAGCAGAGAACACCGGGCATTGGTAATGGCACATATAAGAACAGCCTCAATGTGCGGTGACGATAGAGAAAGTAATTTAATTACATTGTGCAGACATTGTTACAATCACATTTCTAACAATGAGATTAGGGCAAAGTTTGAAACAAAAGAAAACGCTGATTATTTTTGGGGATTATACCACGAAAAAGTTAAAGGGTATTGTTATTATACAAATTACATCAAAAAGGTATTTACTGAAAATGGTGTGCTTATGACAAGACCGCAGATTGATAAATATGTCAGTATATTTGTTAAAAATGATGATGATTTTAATGCTTTCAAAGCAGAACTAAGAAATATTGGTTGCGAAGATATGAGACATAAAATGCACAAAGAAATGATGAGATATAAATATCGGACTGAAAACCAAAATAAGGAGTGATTATTATGGCTATGGGCGTACACCCACTAAACAAAGATAAGTTTTATGAAGCAATTAACCTGTACATATCGGGGCGGGTTTCACAGGTAAAAGCGGCAAAAGTAGCAGGTTGTAGCGTACCGACATTTAGGAAGTACGCAAATATGCATTTTTTAGGCATTCCGTTTCCTGACACGCTGTTTAAGGCAAAGGAAGGGTGAGAAGCATGTGTGAGTTTTGCGAAAATCCTACAAAATGGAATACTGATGATTATAGCTTAGTTCCAAACAGAAACTTATCAGATGGGGTTATGCAAGCGGAAGATAACACATATCAGATTGGTATGTTTGACAGCAATTCTGATTGTTGGGAAGTTATGGATATCGACTATTGCCCTATCTGCGGAAGAAAGTTGGTGGAAGAATGATATTGTGCAAAATAGCATTGTTTATTTACTATCTCTTATCGTTATGGTTCATAAAGAAATCCAAAAATATTAGAGAAGTCGCAGAAGTGGGTTTTTTAAGTATTATATTTCTCTTGACAATGATTGTAGCGAACATTTAAGCATATAGAATAGGTGGTGGAAGAATGAATGAAACTATTTTATATATTTCAAAATCAGAACAGGATATACAAAGTTTTCTGAAATATCTTCAATCAAAGCTGAAAGCAGAGCAAAAGGAATGTACTCTGGATGAAAAACACGATATTTTAAAAGTACCAAAATATTATGATATTGTCGGAAAGAGCATTTACGGCAACAGACTTGGGATAGGCTATGGATATTGCAAATATTATTGCTTTTCAGAAGCATATGATAGAAATAAATACAGCAATGCAGAAAATGAAA